TGGTGTCGCAATTCGGCACCGGTCGTTTCGGCCCGCAGTTCATCAACATGCTGGATTCCGCGCTGGCCGGGTCGAGTCCGCAGGAAAATGACTCGACTAGTCAGATTCAGCAGGTAATCCAGCAACAGTTGGCCCCCGTCCAGCAGTTCATGTCGCAATTCCAGCAGGCCCAGGCGCAAAACCAGCAGCGGGCGCAGCAGCAGGCGGCGTCTGAGGTTGAGCAATTCCTTGAAAAAGTCGATTTTGGCAATGATGTCAGGGAGGAAATGGCTGACCTGATTGAGATTGCTTCTCGACGCGGGCGGGAAATGACGTTGCAGGAAGCCTACGAGCAGGCGTGCCAACTGAATCCGAGCGTTCGGACGGCGCTGGCGCAGCGGAAACAGGCGACCGCCCTGCAAGGGCAGAATACTGCGGCGCAACGTGCCAAGGCGGCGGCGGTGTCGGTAACGTCTACCGGCCCGACGATTGGCGCTGTTACCGCGCCGTCTGGAGATACCCGATCTGCCATTGAAGCGGCTATTGCGTTGCATACGCGGTGATGTGATAATACGCGCGGGCGGGGATTATTCCGCCTGCGTGTGCGCCGTCAGCACCGCAGCCACCGATGAGCGCAGGGAGCGTTAGCCCACCCTGCATTTGACCGGACTGCACAGGTTCGCTCAAGGCCACCGAAATCGGCCCGCGTAAGCGGCAAACCTTTTTCCTGTGGAGTGTTCATCATGGCATTTGCAAACCCTTCGGTTAGCGACATCATTGCGACGACTATCCAGTCGCGCAGTCGCACCATTTCTGACAACGTCACCAAGAACAACGCCCTGCTTGCCCGACTGAACCAGCGCGGCAACATCAAGACCATTTCGGGCGGAAACGTCATTCTGGAAGAACTGTCGTTTGCTGAAAACGCGAACGCGGGCTTCTACTCGGGTTACGACCTTCTGCCGGTCGCGGCGCAGGATGTCATCACCGCTGCTCAGTTCGACATCAAGCAGTTCGCCGTTCCGGTCGTCATGTCCGGTCTGGAGATGCTTCAGAACAGCGGCAAAGAGGCGATGATCGACCTTATGGAGTCGCGCATCAACGTGGCGGAAGCCACGATGGTGAACCGTCTCGCGCAGTCGATCTACTCGGACGGCACCGGCTCTGGCGGCAAGGAAGTCACCGGCCTGGGCGCGGCTGTCCCGACCTCGCCGACGACTGGCACCTACGGTGGCATCAGCCGCGTTGACTGGACGTTCTGGCGTTCGCAGTTGCTGGACGTTTCGACGTTCACCGGCGGCGCGGCGTCTGCCAGCAACATCCAGTCGTGTATGAACGCCCTGTGGGGTTCGACCGTTCGCGGAACCGACCGCCCCGACCTGATCGTGTTTGATCAGAACTATTGGGCGTTCTACATGGCGAGCCTGCAAGCCAACCAGCGTTTCACCGACCCGAGCAGCGCGAACCTCGGATTCCCGTCCATCAAGTTCATGGACGCGGATGTGGTTCTGGACGGTGGTATCGGTGGATTCTGCCCTGCAAATACGGGCTTCTTCCTCAACACGAAATACCTCAAGTGGCGTCCGCACGCGCAGCGCAACATGGTTCCGTTGTCGCCCAACCGCCGGTACTCGACCAACCAGGATGCGGAAGTTCAGATTCTGGCTTGGGCGGGCAACCTTACTTCCAATGGTGCGCAGTTCAGCGGTCGGATGGTTGCGTAACGATTCGGTGGGCCTGTGGTGGGGTCACCTTTCCCTCGGGACGGTGACCCCGTGCCCGAGGGTTTTTTTCTTCAGGAGACAGACAAATGAGTTCAGCAGTTATCGGTATCGACAAGACCCAAGTCACCGGGGCGTCGGCGGTTGCGGCGTTCCGGCTGGGCACGGTCGGCGGGTATGACGACCCGACGCTCGGTTACCAGGAGTTCGTTTACGGGCGCGCTAATGGCGCTGTGACGGGTCTGGGCTTTCTCTGCGTCGAGGAAACTGGCTTCGACTTCGCGATGGCAACGACCACCAACACCGCTCCCGGCGCTTCTGGCTTCGGCTCCCGCGTCGGGGCGGCGCAGGCGGCGCTGGCCGACAACGAGTTCGGCTGGTTCCAGATCTACGGCAAGGGCTCGCTGCGCACGCTGGCAAGCGCCGCAAAGGGCACGCGCCTGAACTCGACGGGCACCGGCGGCGCGGTCGATGACGACGGCACCACCGGCGCGGAGGCGATCGTCGGTGTGGTGCTTCACACCGCGACCGGCGGCGCAGCGGCGACCAACGCGGACGCGATTTTCTGCTACCCGTCGGTCGGAGCGACCATCTAAGTGTAGCAAGGGGGCGGGCGGCAACGCTCGCCCCTGTTTCAACCATAAAAAGGATACCCAATGGAACCCACCGCGATTGCTACCGACTTCATTGACCCGCCTCCGATGGCACGGCCTGAGACTTCGCGCTTTGCCGAGGACGCGAAATTGCACGTTGAGTTTCATCGCTCGCCCGTAATCAATCCGCACAAGTCGCAGGCGGCTGGGCGTGCGATCTACGAGGAAAAAGACTTCGTCCGAATCCACATCCCCGGCGACAAGAACAACATCATTGACCGTCCCGTCGACGCGATTGATGAAATGCGCTTTGCCGACCGACTTGCCAAGTGGCGTGCGGGCCAGGGCGATGCGATGTCCGGCACCCCGTTGTCCGCGCTTCCGACCATGACGCCTGCAAAGGTTGCCGAATATGGATACTTCAACATCCGCACGATTGAGCAACTGGCTGCGACGGCTGACACGTTTGGTGCCAAGTTCATGGCTTTTCAAGGTGACAAAGCGCGCGCAAAGGCGTTTCTTGAGGTTGCTGCTGGCAACGCGCCGCTTGAAAAGATGAACGAGGAACTGTCCAAGCGTGACGAGCAGATCGAAACGCTGCGGGCGCAAGTCGAAGCATTGGTTGCGAATCAAGGCAAGAAGAAGTCTGACTGAGGGGTAACGAATGGCCTTCCAGCTTGTCAATGACGCGAGTCTGCTGAACATCGTCCAGAACCTCGCGCAGATGGTGGGCTATTCGACCCCGGCTGACCCTGCGGGCGGCAGCGATCCTGCCGTCACGCAGATGGTGCAGGCTGTCAACGTGGCTGGCAATGACATGCTTGCCATGAACGATTGGCAGGAACTGAGCAAGATCCACAGCATCAGCATCATTGCTGATTCGCCTGGGCAAACCGAGAAGGGCTTTGCGCTGCCCGAGGACTTTTTTGAGTTCACGGATCAGACGCAATGGAACACCAGCAACCAATGGCCCGCTATTGGGCCGATCTCGCCGCAGATGTGGCAGATGCTGCTGGTGCGCTCCACGATCCCGACGATGTCGTTTTACTGGCAGGTTCGGGACAGCAAGATCTACATTCTTGCGCCGCCCTCGACCGCGCAGACGCTGACGTTCTTCTATCAGTCGCTGGCGTGGGTGCGGGACGCGGATGACGCGAACCTGTACAAGAACCGCGCGACGAAGAACGGCGACACGATCCTTGTTGACCCGTATCTGATGACGCTGCTCGCCCGCGTCAAGTGGCTGGAAATAAAGGGTCTGGATTCTGCCGCTGCCATGCGCGATTTTTTGGTGACGTTTGAGAATCGCAAGGGCGCGGAAAAGGGTGCGCCTGTGCTGACGATGGCGAGGGATATGCGGTTCCCGTACTTGAACCCGATCCAGAACACGCCTGACACCAACATCGGATTCTGACATGCCTCTCCAGCGGGTTGCTCCGTTTGCCGCGCCTAGACGGGCTGCGGCGACGCAAACGTCGAAGATGAGCAACGTCCCCGCGCCGGTGGGCGGGCTGAACTACCGCGACCCTATCAGTCAGATGTCGCCGCTTGACGCGGTGGTGCTGGACAACATGATCCCGCGCCAGTTCGGCACCGAAATCCGAAAGGGCTATCGGCTGCATGTTGACGATGTTGGCGGCGTGGTCAAGTCGGTGTTTACCTACAACGCGGCGAACCCGACGAACGACAAGGTATTCGCGGCCCGCGGCGGCAACATCTACGATGTGACTGCCGACCCGGCAACGGTTGCCCTTTCTACTACGGGCAGTACGAACGACCTGTGGTGGACGACGCAGTTCTCAACCGGCGCGGATACGTTCCTGCTGGCCGTGTCGCCTGGCGCTGGGTACTACACTTATTCGCAGGCTACGGGCTGGCTCAATCGCACGCCTTCCAGCCTGCCGACGACGACGCTGCGGACG